ATTTCTCGGCATTATATATATGAATAGGATATATTATTTATACATTAATTCATATATATAGTTCAATTTTATACACATCGACAAATTGCCTCATATAACTCTGGTTTAGTTTTACGTTTTTCAGATGACATAGAACCAAACTTTCCCGGAGTTACATTTACAACAGGTAAATTCAGTTTCTGTGAAATGTCAATGAGGTCTTGTAGCTTATATGCAGATATTGGACGAATTGGTGCGGAAATACTCTCCATCCGCCAATAATTACCACGAATATACATAAGATAATTCATAATTGTTTGCTTAGGAGCGATATACAATACGAATTTTCCTTTTATTTTCTCAATAATGAATGCATCGGAACCAATATCATTTCCATTTGTTATTTCAAAATACTTTCGGTCCTGAACAATACATAAAGACAATGACTTGCACACAGCAATGGCGTGAAGTGTCTCTAATGTGATAAATGGTTTATGCACAAGACTTTCTTCTACCGCACTTAACTTAATTTTATTGGCTTTTAGCCTAGGCTTATTCTCTCGGATTACTTCAATAAGTTCGAATTTGAACCTATTTGTTTCGACGTAATGATTTTCAATAGTTTCATACTTTTCAACTCCATATAACATAACATATGCACACGATAAAATCGTATCGGCGCTGTTAGTCTTCGTGATATACGCATGTTGTTTCATACTATCAGGGTTAAACTGAGATACAGGAACCAGAAGTGGTGTTTCGATTTCCGAATACGGCGACGGCGACGACGACGGCGACGACGACAACGAACTGTGTAAAGACGATGCATCGCTGTCGCTTTCACTTTCGTTGTCGCTGTTACTACTCACACTCACCGAAACATCATCGTTCTTATCTGCTGTACATTTTTTTGAAAACATAGGCTCTGGTAAAACTGATGGTAAAGAAGGTATCACAGGTTCTTCACATGTAACTCGCGCATTCTTTATTTCATAACATACAATATCACCACCAATAATATTTTCAAGTGTAAATGAAAAAGAGTTGTAGAGACAAGGAATGATACCACCTGTCATCGTGCTGCTACTATTATATATCTAATTATCTTTATGCATTTTATTCTCAAAAAACTCCTTCGTTAAACTTTGTTTTTGTTCTTCGATTTCGTTCAAATGTTTCTCTTGATTGATCACATACTTCATGTAATCATACAACTCTTGTAACAATTCATTGCTCAATTTTGAAATATTTACAAATACACCATTTTTATTTTCATTGATTTGAGTATGCTTTGCATGTAAAATGCGCAAAATTTCAATCTGATGCACCACCGGCATATTCTCAATACCATCTTTCAATGACATCAAATAATTGGTTTTGACTTCTACATGTTGTGCGATTGTTTGAATTTCATTCATTGCAGAAAGACTAGCGATTGCAGTAGTAGTCGAATTTGAAGAATAAAAAGAACCAGAAGTTGTCACCGACATTTTACATTACATAACAATAAAACTTTATACTCTTTCGTTTTTGTGTATATTCATTTTTGATAATAAATTTTATTGCTTTTCAACATCTAATACCATGGCGATGATTGTTACATGTGTGTCGTGTAGTACAAACCTGCGCCCAATAATTTTTACCGTCAGGATATCACCTTCTTCAATTCGAGAGAATAAATCACGCGAAGATGAATGCATGTCCCGTGAAAGGAATACCTCAATCGGCGACACATGACCATCTTCTAAGCTTCTTGCGCCAGCACGAATACCCGCCTGCGTTATTGTCTTTGCCACACATTTTATTACACTATTCTCATCTGGAAAACAAATCAAACAGTCGGCAGTTACGTCAAATAGTATATTCGCAGCGGCCAGCGTTCCACAAGAATGGGAACAAATCGAAATTGAATTGGGACAGATATATCCTTCAATAGAACACCGCCCTTCCACTGTTTTCGAAAGTTCGGTTCTCAATAAATGCGAAACATTAGTGGTTTTTGTGATTTTGTAAAACGGGATTGACAACCTTCGCTTGATTTGGCGTTTTACAAATAAGTCGGGATCGCAGTATGGCTTTATTTCGTCGCATTCCAGTGGTTGCTCTGATAGATGTTCTAGTGTTTGTTTCGGCGATGCCAACACTTCATATGAACTGGCCGATGCTACTCCTGCACCCGGAACTTCTTTATTCGCAGCTAGACCTTTTTTAGTCTTTGGTCGTATTATTTTTGTTGGTCGTTTCATAGTTATTGGCGCTATTTCAGAAGCCATTATGAATGACGATGACTATATGAATTCTATATTTGTGTTTATATCTGTATCAATTTTATCTATATTCAAATATAATCACAAACAATTATTGCGTATTTATCAACAGAACCATCGGCTGTCTCAATAATTTGTAGCGGCTTGGCGCATCCAAATATCAACTCGTCTTTCACCAATGCATCACACTCATCCTTACTCGCATGTGGATTGATAGGTTGTAAATTATTTTTATATACCCCATGACGCAATATACGACAATTGAATTCATTATGTGCAATTACAAATGGTTCTTGACAGTGTATGCAAATAAAAATGTAATCCATAACTTAATATTTATTCGTCTGACCGCGATGATATAATATAAAGAATTATATATAAAATACTTATATATGTATTATGAAAGTTTTATTTATAAATAATTGGATACATCCAAAAAATTTAAATTCTTTACAAAATTATAAAAACATAAATTTTACCACAGTAGGTAATATCAGCGATATCGATGAAGAAAAACTTAAAGAATTTGATGCGATATACAGTCCCGGCAAGCCTATCGATGTGAAAAGGTATAAGAATTCTAAATTCATTTTTGGACCACACCTTTCAATATTTCCGGATAATGTCGAGACAATTGAAATGATGAAAGGACCTAATACTATCTATGTTCAACCATCAGAATGGACAGTAGATGCTTGGAAAACATATAGAATTGCGGATAACTTGATATGTAATAATTTGAATATGGAAGTCTTACCTTTTGGTGTTGATACCGATAAGTTCAACAATTTGAATGATGTACCCAGAAACAATAAAACTAGTGTATTTTTATACATAAAATACAGGAATAATCATGATATTAACCTAATAATAGATTTTTTACATAAACGAAATATACATTTTAAAATATTCAGTTATCAACAAAAATATAGTGAAACTGAATACTTGGAATATTTAAAGCAATCAAAATATGGTATTTGGGTAGGAGGTCATGAAAGTCAAGGATTTGCATTGCAAGAAGCATTATCATGCAATATACCTTTATTTGTATGGAGTGTTGAATCAATGAACCAAACCTACGATTATAATTTGGATGATATTAAAGCTACTACAATTCCATACTGGGACCAACGATGCGGTGAATATTTTCATACACCAACCGAATTAGATAGTAAATTCGACTTATTTTTATCAAAATTAGACACATATCAACCGAGAGAATATGTAGTAGAGAATTTATCCTTCGACGCATGTGAAATGAGACTAATGAATATAATCAAAAAACTTTCAAATGAAGAGGAATAACCTGTTGAATATTATAATATTACACGTTACGTAATATAATATTATAGTGCAACATACAAATGAACCGAACTGCATGATGATATATGGTGAATGAATAGGCATATTATACCAACTCGCCTATCACTGATACTGTTTCATCGCCAATCTCAAACCGTTGGCCAATAACCCTTACTCGAATTTCCTCTTCTTCTCGCAGTCGTGTAAAATCAACACGGTCATAGTGATGGTCTCTAGCAATAAATACAGTAACTGGAGATTTCGGTTCGTTCAATGTTGCGCGAATTCCTGCAAGACTAATATTTTTAATCACGCATGAAAATACGATACCTTCAACCAGAGAGCATGATTCACATTCATATACTATATCAAATATCGCATTCTTACCATGAAGATATCCATTCGAGTATGTCAAAATCTTTACACTACCAGGCCGAATAAATCCTTCTGCCATACACTTTCCTTCCACGATTTTAGAGAGAATATGTTCTAGCGTATCCTTTACATTACGGCCAATAATCCGAAAAGGTATTTCTAATTTACGTGTTAATAATATCGTAGTATAAATACCCAATTTTGGTGCCGACTGAACAACTTTATTAGATGATGCCATTCTAGAAATACTCGCACTTGCAAATGCACTCTTATTCATTAGTAGTAACTCACCCGTTAATATATCGATATACTTTATTTCTATATAAATGCCTCCTCTATATCACATAATAATGATTCGCACGGTGTAAAAAACCATTTACGTCCGTTGATGCCTTTCAACTCAAATACCCGCAATAAAAATTCTTGAAATACACATAATTCACGCTGGGTCCTTTGTTTTGTATTTTCGGGTGTCAGTTTATATTCATCACCTTGGGTTGCAGGGTTCATAGATAACACAGTATTAATAATCGCGATTGCATTTGTTTTTCCAGATTGGTCACATCGCGCACCCTTATCGCGTTTATTTGACATGACTTTTACTTTGAAAACAAGATTATCCATTTTGAATAAAGATAAAAATCCGACAACCATATTTATCTTAATGATTTGTTCTGTTTGTACTTTTGCTAAAAGGAACTTGAAATCTTGTACGTCTTCTGGTTCTGAAATTACCCATTCACGTGTTTCATAACGTAATACAATTAATTCATACAGTTCTTTTTTTCTTTTGTTAAACAATAGCATACCTTTATCCTCTGGAGTTTTCATGCCACCTGCGGCTCCGGAAGCTGCGGCAGCTGCTCTTCTTCCAACCAATGGTCGGTGTATCACTTGTTGCGAATAGTACTTTAACATCATTCTTTCAAATGGCGGTAATTTTTGAAGTGTCATCACGCTGCTTCCAGTTGGAACATCAGTACTCATTGTATCGCCATTTTTATGATACAAATAATTCAGTAATATCATATTCTCTTCAAATGATAATTCACGTTCTAATAAGGTTGCAACAATAAGTTCGTGCAATTCATCAATTGAGGTTTCAAATTCATCAGTTTGAGAGATTTGGCGGATTACTTTTCCACAATAATAATACCATTCTTCTTGTTCCTTTGTTGGTTTATCAAACACTGTTTTACATGTATCAAATTTATTCGATAGTGTTATTATAATATTTTCCGCAACATCATTTTCTTGCGGTTGTTTTTCTTGATCCACTTCACCAGCATCAGCGGAAGCAGCAATCGGTGCTTCTTTTGAAATAGATGATGTTTCAGTTTGCATTTTACTATTCGCAGTTAGTTTATTTACTACTTTCCTATTCGAAACAACCCCTGCACCAGATGCACCGGGAGGCGCCGCCAATGACGAAGACTTCGGAAGAATGCCCAAATAATCTTCGGTTATACTTTCTGGAAGAGGATATTGTATTGCTGTATGTTTATACGGTACTGGCGTGCTTCGTTCATATATACTAATTCGTTTATCGGTGAGTTCAATCGGCTGAAATAGATAGTAATCACCGACGTTAATAATACGTCCAAGACGACCGTATTTGTCATTTACATATTCATTCTCATCGGTCACCATTTGTGTAAGCGCAAGATTAATTTGCCCGATTGGATAATGGCGGATTTTATTTACCTCTGCAATAATTCCTTTTGGACCGGTCTTCTTGTAAAAAAATGCTTCCTTATACAATTCTCGTATCTTGTGTATAATTTTATCTAAATTCATTGACATAAACTTCTCGTTAAATGTATCCAACCGAACATCGCTTTGTGGGCGTCTTTGTCTTGCCGATGCTTTTCCGCCCCCACCACCGTCGCTGTCGCTCTCACTGTCGTCGTCAATCCCGTATAAATCATTTTGTTCTTGTATCGGACGTCCGTTTGAAAATGTTGGCCTACAAACATACTCACACCGTTCCATATAATCACATAATGCAGAATATGGCCGCGCTCCAACTTGATAATTGATTTGTTTGCGTGACGAGAGATTTTGTTGAACGACCTGATTTAACTGTTCGGCTGTTTGTGTGTTATGTTGAATATTTAGAAGACAATCCACGGCGGATGTGCGAAGAACACGGGACACAGCCCCTATTTTTACGGCTTTGAATTCGGATAATCGATATAAATAAAGGTCAATTGCTTCAATATCTGGATTTGTTAGCATACTACCATAGAGATACAATTCTACATTGCGCTGAGAGAACGGCAGACGTTTGTGACTACAATTACGAATAGCGCGGCCGATAATTTGTTCCAAGAGGTTCATGTTATACCATGGCTCCAAAATATGGACTTGTCTAATATTTTTAAAGTCAAGACCCTCACTTCCAGCAACCGATATAATGACCACTTTGACATTTTCACCATACGTATTATTTTCACTGGTTAATGCCTTCAATTCATGAAGATTATCCGGTGAAATCGTCGGGTCGCCCGTAATAACAGAATATCTAGCAGGGCGAAACGGTTGGTTTGGATATTGTAGTTGATGTTGGCGTTGAGGAAGCATCGTTAATGCATCTATATTTTGAGTGGGTTTGCTACGGAAAAACGATGAATTGCCGCCAGTAGCACTATAACGCGTAAAACCCAGTTCTTCTAATGCCAGTGCTATCGGTACAACGCCGCCGTCAATATACTGACTATACACTAGAATAATACCATCACTTGTCATAATTTTATCGGTTATATTCTTGATTTTGGCCGAATAACGCCCAATATTATCAGGTGCGAATATCCGCGAGGATACTTTCGTAGTTGTTTCACCAGATGGCAGTTTAAATGCACGTACAAATTCCGGGCGATACTCGAAATTCAGACGCATTGGCGGATTACCTACTTCTTCATACAACATAATATGACGCAAACCTTCTTTCCCTATGCATGATGCAATGTCGAATTCGTCGTTCGGGTCATTTATATATTCAATAAGAGATGGATGTGGATAAACAATATTCAGCGCTTCTAATGGCTTTTGAACAGCTGCATAACCAATTGTATCCATGTTTTCAAAGGAAGGGAAATCTGTGGCCTCAACAACGGTCATTTCGTCAATTTCTCCTTCCTTGGCAAGTGCTGCGACGGTAGCAGCGGTAGATTTTTTACCTTTTTTTTCTTTTGCTTTTCCTGCAGCACTTCCTTTATCGCCTGTTCCTGCGTCTTCTGATGCAGCAATAGCAGCAGCAGCAGCAGCTTTTTTTCGTCGAACGATTGCAGACTTTTTATAAATATACATTGCTTTCATATCATTGATAATAAATCGATATGCCTCCTCTTGAATATCGCCTACCCGTGTCAAATATACATCGATATGTTCAATCGGTTGGTCAATATGCCGTCCATTCAGTTGTGTTCTTGGATAAGCGCCAGCAACACCCGCATCTCCATGTATGCGGGCAAGAAGCGAAAATTCAGGCGAATGTTCTCTTGGATATATCCGGTAAGGAAATGTATATGGGTTCTCACCTCGAACAAACGAAACATAACCTGTCGCTTTACGAATAAGTAATTCCTTTCCAGTCTCTCGACCATCATCTTCTCGAAAGTTGCCTCGGTCATCAAATACATCTGCAATATCAATGGTTGCGCGCCTGTCATTCAAGTTCATTAAATTAATCAACCATACAATTTCCTTATAACTGTTATACATTGGTGTTCCGGATAGTAATAATAGTCGCACATTATTCACCTTCTGTACGATTTGAAATAATATTTTTGCAACACGTTTATCACGATTATCATCCGTGATACGAATGTTATGCACTTCATCAATAATTATAAGTGTATTTGCAAACAATTTACGTAGCTTGGCGACTGAAAGCGTCTCGATGGCCAAGGTTTCCATTTCTGCCGCTTTTGCAATATCCGCTGCGGATTTACGCCCCTTTTTTTGCCCAGCAGCAGCTCCTGCTTCTCCTCCGGCGGCCCCTGACTTTCTCCTAACTTCCTGTATTACTGCATCATCCTGCGAAATACCAATACTCGAAGCATGCGTTCGTGCATAGTTTGCAAATTCATTATACCCAAAAAACAAGTAATGTGACGAAATTAAACGACGAATTTGCTTTATAATTTTATCCCGGGTTAGGCCTTTCATATTCATCGGGTTGATTTCTTTAATGAACTTATTTCCGGTACATGCACGAATATTCCAAACACCTGGCTCAATCTCTCGGAGCTCGCGTTCATCAAAGAGCTGAAGCCGAAAATTTTCTTGAACGTTTGGTGATGCGATGACAATAATCTGCTGGGTTATTCCCATTTGTTTCATATAATCCCGCATTTCCTCCGCCACACTAATTGCTGAACACGTTTTTCCTGTACCTAGACCGTGATATAATAGCAAACTATTGTATGGCGTTTCCACGGAAAGAAAGTTACGGACGAATTGTTGGTTCGGAGCAAGTTCCATTTGCGCATTGCACAATATTTCCGCTTCCTCTTCCACATTTTTCGTATTATCTACATCCATTTTCGTGTCGAAGAATTCTTTTCGAAGCGCTATTTTGGTATTAAAGTTGGGGTCATTTAAAGTGGGATATAGCCCATCTGTTGCAGCTGATGCAATCCTTACGCCTTCTATGATATCTGCGTCGTCATCGCTATCGGCCGGCAAAATACCAATATCATGCAATGTCATCTCTCGTTCAATCAATTCTTTTTTTAAGAGTAATTTATTAAACTCTTTACTAAATGGATTATTGATTTCTTCAGGTTTTAATCGTTTGCGCCCTTCTTCAAGCTCACGTTTCATGTTGGCAACCTGACGTTTTGGGTCTAATAATAAGTTGCTAGTACCTTTTCGTATAGCTACACCGCCTCCTGCTGCTCCTGCTGCTGGTGTGGATGTAGATATAGCTTCTATATTGCCTTTTTTTGGTTTCAATACACGTTTCTTCTTACCGGATGATATCAAATCTACTTCATGTTCTTTCTCTGGTAGAACTGCAAGAGCCGCTGCTGCAATTGATGCAACAGATGGTCTGGCAACCGCCGACGACTGAGGCGCAACTTTATCTTTATTTGCATCTTCTGCCATTTCGTTATCTATTATAATATGAAACAGTTCTTTATATATCTACGCGAAATAAAAAGAACTTGAAATCGTTTAAAATATGCGATAGCGGGACAATATGTTATTAATTTTACTAACAATTCCAATTTTTTCTAAATTATAGGGTCTTATTGTACTAATGCACTCTTCGAATGTCATCCACTTCATGAGACCAACCTCCATAATGTCGTGCGCCTTTTTTGGTTTCTTATCTAAATCCACCATTGCAAGAAAATACTTCTGTTTATAACACTTCATATCAGAACCCATAAATATTTCTTCAAATGGCGCAATATTCTGAATTACATTATCGACGCCGATGTCATATCCCGTTTCTTCCAGACATTCTCTCAGCGCACACGGAAGGTCCTTCTCATTATAATTCCTACGTCCTTTCGGAAACCCCCATTCAGTTTCAGTCCATCGCGTGGTCGATTCGTCGATAAATTGGTGAAGCGTTTTAATACGCCCGTCTTTCGTACGTATCCCACCTAGAACCTGACGGTATTTTTCAAATGAGATATGTTCTTCATTTTTATACTGGCTACCTCGTGTATATTCTCCCCATAATAGTCTCCATAATTGTTCAAATGTAAGACGAAGCAAATTTGATTTTTCGGTCATTGTCATTTCGTCAATGATGCGCTGAATATAAGCTTCATCATTCAACGAATATTTTCCGCGAATAAAATCGACAAATCCGAATGAGTCGCGGCGCCGTATCATAAGAAATTCGGGCCCGGTATCACCGCAACGAAATGCAATCACACCAATACTTGTAATCGGAGCACGACAATTATTATATACATGATTTGTACGGTTACAATTATTACAAAAATATTTGTTTGTATCCCCCGCGCCCACTCCTCCTCCGAACACTGCCAACCCACTGATAGAAACAGCCGTATTCGGAATGGATGTATTTTTAGATCTATAATTGCCAACGGTGCTTCCGCCAACGTTGGCTTGTTTCGTTGTGGTTCGTAATTGACTGATTTCAAGATAAGACAACGCAGATTTAGGATTGTTTATTTTTACTTCTACATCAGGTTCTTCTACTTGATGAATATTCGATATTTGAAACCCAAGTTCCTGCTCCATTATTTATGAATTCGCTTAATCGTATTTCTATTATTGTTTTTATGTCATTTCATTATAAGCGAAATCGTAATGAAGCTAGATGCAAAAATATGGGGACCAAATTACTGGTTCTTTTTGATGACCGTAGCAGTGAATTACCCTGACCATGTAAATGATGTTGTTCGAAAAAAATACTATGACTTCATCCAAAATTTCTCAATGTTTATTCCTGACCCCGAGATGTCGTCGGAATTTGAGAGAATGTTGAATAAGTATCCAATTACACCCTATTTAGATAGTCGCGACTCATTTATTCGCTGGGTACATTTCATCCATAATCGTTACAATATACTCTTGATGAAAGATGAAATATCATTACATGACGCTCTCGAGAGATATTACTTACATTATCGCCCGAAACCTGTTCAATTATTAGAGGAACTTAAATATCGAGAGAAATTAGTGTATTTACTTGTAATGGTCGGTCTAGGATATGCAGCGTATTATTATCATAATCGGTGATACTATTTCAAAATAAATTATCCAACGATTTATTCGCTCCTATATATAACCTCATACGCTAACGAAAATAATACGCAATGGTAAAAACCGAATATATCGTATTTATCATTACTGCATTCCTTATTGCAAATACGTATTATGATGGCCAATTTATAAAGATGTTTCAAAGTAATCAAAAGTGGATTAAGATGCTGACATTTGGTTTTATTGGGTTATCTCTATTTATGTTTTTGCGCCGTAATCCGGAAAACTCTAGGCAATTATTATATCATGCCAACGACATAATTAAGTATATGCCAATAAGTAAAGGAACTGCTGATATGATAACGCCATTTTTCGATTTTACAAGCCGACACTCAGAAGGTATTCCGCACGGTGGTACAAACACCGGCAGACCAATGGCGCAACCAATGGCGCAACCAATCGCGCGGCCGTCGTTGGTTGGTGGAGGAACCGCTGCAGAGAGAAGGGTTATCAACTCAGGTAAAGGGTCTAGCAAACGTAGTGTAAGCGAAACAAAGAAAAAATATGTTGCTGCACAACAAGGTTGGAAATGTGGCGACTGTCAGCGTCAGCTTCCAGCATGGTTTGAAGTGGATCATGTAATTGCATTAGAACATGGCGGTTCTAATCATATAGATAATTTAGTTGCTTTATGTCGCGACTGTCATGGAAAAAAAACCGCGATGTCATTTTTGTAAAGTTAAAACGCGTCGTACAGTAATAACCACGTAGTTGTATCGACATTATTATATAATATAATTATAACTGGGCGTATCTGAGCGTATTGTTATCATTATAATAGATTAAAGAAATGAACAACCAGCCAACGGAAGACCCAGGTGTAACTAATATTACAGAAACATTTCATATTAAAACAATAGCATCCTATCTTCCAATCATTATACTTTGCATCATATTATTCATCGGATTTATTTCATGGGACTTAATGATTGGAAATTGGCCAATTTTTGTTACGATTATTATTACTTTTTTGTATGTCGCATATGTTCATTATGTAAAGCCAAGTAGCTTTTTAGATATGAAACAAAAAGTAAAAGACAATGATATTACTGCGGAAACATTTTTACCTTCTCCACCCAATATGGTATTTAAGCTATCCGGAACAAGTACTTTTGAAACTGTTCTTCGTGTCGGCATACCTATTATCATATTTGGTCTTGGTATTAGTCTTGGTTTTGCTAGTATTCATGTTTCAGGACAAACGACTAGTTATAATCCGTCCGTCGGATTAATGACTGTTGGCGGAATTATGTTGGCGGTTGCATTTATCATACTTCTTCTTTCAGTATTAAAATATACTGGGATTGATAAATTAAAAGATTTTCCAACAAGCAAACTCATTCCTCTTCTTATACTTTGTATTACAATTGGTATTCCTATCGTTATTCGCGGTAACGAAATTAAAACGGATATAGATGATAAGTTGAGCGGCGACACAGTTCAATCAGATGAATACAAAAAAAGTATTGCAAATACTAGCGCGGATTGGATGCTTGGAATTGGAATATTTTTTCAAATTGCATTTTTTATAGTTTTTGGCTATTTCTTGTGGAGAAACACTAATAAGGTTTCTGGTCTATTTAAAGATGTGTGGAACCCATCATTCATTATATATTTTATTGTAATACTTGGTTTAGTTTTTTCACCTAGTGCTATATTTCTTTCTGCTAGTCAAAGCGGGCCTGGATTTAATAAAGAAAGTGGCGTAAGCATTTCTAAATACGGGGAAAAATCGTTCTTAGTGCATGGTATCATATGGCTTATTGCATCGTTTGTATTTATGGTTATTTTATTTGGACAAGTAAAACAATATACGGTTCATAGGGGTATGATGATAGGATTATGTCTTCTATTATGTATTTGGACATTTATATCGTGGGGTATATTTGCAGCACAAAATTTAAAAGAACCCAAAGCTGCTGATATTTTAAATAAAGACAGCGGCTTTTCAAATAGTGGTTATTATGAACAGTTACGCACAGAAGCGATTAAAGAATTGAAACAAAAAAACCCAAATATTCCTACACAGAATGAAATTACAAATGCAATACAAGATAGATTAAATGAAGATAAAAAGAAATCCCAACAACCAGCTCATGCAATATTGGGGACCTTTTCATTTCTTTCTGTGTTTATTGCAATATTTATTCTAATATGCTATAATGTCCGTTTGAAAATGGCAGAATGTGCAAATATACCAGAGTTATCGTTCAATGATTTATTATTATACACATTAAATGGAGAGTGTCCGCCGCCGCTGCCGCCGTTTCCGCCGCCGCCGCCGCCACTGAATGATTACCAATCAAAAATCAAAAATGATAAAATGTTATCGAACGATTGGGATAAAGTATTAACTGATAATAAAGATGACGTCGATAGCACTGCTGTCCGTCTTTCAAAATGGTTTTCATTCATTCCATTTTTATCAGTTATTATGGTCGTCATGTGGATATCTGTTCTTTTCACAAATGTGACAACATCGTACAAAACAAGTGACTGGATTGCCGATACATTTTCAGGAGATATGTTTCCTCGTGTAAAAGAACTCATCGATACATTTTTTATTGTACTTATTGTCGGTCTTTTATTATGCGCTATTTTACTGCTTCCGATTGTGAAAGAATTAAATATTGGGGGTCTTGATTCTATTCTTACATTTGCTGAGTCGGTTCAAGTATGGCAGTTTAATAAGATTGACGAACCGAGTGTATTAAATTACATATTAGCTTTTATTGGGTTTATTGCCGTATTTTCAATTGGTCTATCATGGTGGTGGAAATATTTAATAGAAACAATAGAAACAAGAAAAAATGACACTTCATTACCGATTGTTCCTGATAATTGGGGATGGGCAATTGCATTTGTAGTTCTTTTAGCTATTTGCACTATGCCAACATTCTTTAATATAATTAATGAGGATGGATTACATACAAATTTTGAAAAAGAAAATTTGGTTAAAATATTATTACGCCAATTTTTAACAACAGTATATTTAGTTCCTTTACTTTTTGCGGTGTTATTCCGTGCAGGTATTTATAGTTTGGCATCTTTTACAGGAATACCTGACTTTATTGATAAGCGTGATAAAGCCTTGAATACATTAAAATTCTGGGAATGGAATTCAGAAACTACCGACCTTCGTATGTTTCCAATCGGCGATAATCCAAAACCATCTGATGTATCATCACTCCCTACTGCCGGAATTCCAGATAATATTAATCCTATCGAAATAAATGAGACTAAGGTTAGTGCAGTTGGACAACTGATTAAAGTAATATTACTCATTATTTCTTTTGTTATACTTATTCTCGCGGTTGTTTATTATGTTTATAAGATTGATGCCGATTTTGTAAATAAAGGCGCTGAAACGGATAGTACTGCATCAGGTGGATTTGTCACACAAATGAATTCGCCAACTGCACATACAATATATGTAATTATAGCAATTGTCGGTATTGCCGGTATTGTGGCTTATCTTCGAGATAAATTTACGAAAGCCAATACGAAGACGCCAGAAAATTATCTATTTGATGACTTCAAAACAGAAGATGCAACAAACCCGCTGCGCCAACTTGCATTTGGCGCAACACATATCGTATATGTTATATTAATGATAATCGTTTGGATTTATGACCGAGAGAAAGATGACAAAAATCGAATGTCAATTACTGGAATGACTGTTCTAGGTATAGCCATATTATTCTTTCATTATGGTCTAGAATTTATCGATACATTAAACCGTAAAACTAAATCGGACGATGCTGAAAATCGTTCGTCGATTAGTGATATCTTCACAAATATCCGTTTCATCATTAATACAATTTTCTTTATCGTTTTATGTGCGCTTGCATATTATAAACAGCATGGGGTGATGGTTGTATTGATACTCGCCATGTTTATATTTCATCTCACAAAATCAATCATCGGATTAAAACTGCTTAAAATGTTATGGTTATGCATCATTTATATTCCTTGTTTGTTTCTTGACTTTCTTCAATCGTCGCAAAGCGCAGTTGGTGATACAACACGCCCAATATGGATTATTATCGCAATCGAATTGCTTCTTATTGCGATTTTGTATGGCGGTCCTTATCTCTTGAACTACATCGGTGCATCAGCATCGCAAATCGTGGCAGCACCTGTTTCATTAAAACAAAAATACGATACAAATTTAAACACTCAAAGCCCGCAAATATTTATCTACCATAATACCGGTATTGACCGTACTCCTGAAGATAAAGCTGCAAATTGCCCGGCGGAAGAAAAGAAGCGTTATAACTACTCTATCTCTGGTTGGTTTTTCTTGAATAACAATACTACTTCTACAAATATTGATTTAGAAATATTCAATTTCGGCGATGTTCCAACATTAACCTATAATAAATCCACAACTGAACTCAAGTTATTTTGCAAAACATTAGATATGTCTGGTAATCCAAACCTAACGTCTCAATTAATATATAACTCAAAGAATAACTACAATACAATTGTTTCGGGTAAAACAAAAGACAAACAGAACCAGATTAGAGTATTGTTTGATAATGATGATGAACTCGATGTTTCGGTGCTTCTTCAAAAATGGAATTATTTTGTCGTAAATTACAACGGAAAAACGATGGATTTCTTTTTAAATAACCACCTTGTAATTCAAAGTGATTTTATTATGCCAGATATTGTCATGAAACCAATTACGATTGGTGATACAAAGGATAACAAAGGTTTAAATGGTTCAATATGTAATTTTGCGTTTCACAAGGTTCCTTTAACCAAAGAACAAATGAGATGGACGTATAATATGTTAAAATCGCAAAATCCCCCAATGATTGGAATGAGTACTATCGAGGATGAAGTGAAGAAAGCCGGTTCTACAGATGTTTATTTGACCTAATATGCATCATTTCTGTAATAATGAAAATGAATATATCGTATTATTATATATACAATAATTATACGAAGATGAATTCAAAATTAGTTCTAGCAGTAATCGTAATTCTTTTACTGTTGTATGTTATTTTCAAAGCATTAACTACAACGTATAGCACTTTAGGAACGATGCAAAAATGGACGAATAAAACGACATTACAAAGTTCAAATTTACCAAGTACTTTTAAAGCCAATAGTGCAATCTCGATTTGGTTTTACATTAAGAAGTGGGTAGGTGGCGCAAATGTAGTTACATTTCATTCAGGAACATCATCTAGTAGTGGCAATACCATATTACGTGTATTATTTAAAAATAATACGAATACAATACAGATTTGTCCAAGGTCGGGTGAAGGCGATGGTTGCGACGGTCTCTGTGAAGTCACAGAATTCCCTCTGCAGAAATGGGTTAATCTTATCATTAGTTTCAATGGTTCTGCCATGGATGTATATGTAGATGGTAAATTGGTAAAATCGTGCGTCGTGAATTTAGGGTCGCGTATTCAAGAAACTCAAAGTATTATTTTAGGAGATGATGGTCCAAAAGAAGACGTGGGATTTATAACAAACGTCAAATTGAAAGCAGCACCAATCGCGCCTCAAGAAGCATGGGATATTTATTCGCAAGGATTTGGCGGAAGCCCTTGGAGCGACCTTCTCAATAAATATAAAGTTAAGTTGAGCTTCATTGTGGATAACCAAGAACAGGCAAGTGTCAGCACATAATTATGCAGAAATTTTCTATGTCAATGTCATTGTAATTGATTAGATAAACGGTTCAAACAATACTTTCAAATGTAGTATGAATATATTGTTTTTTTATTCGATTATATTAGTAACCAATAATAATAACAAAATATGAGTGACAGTGGCAGCGAAGGAGGTTTTTTAAAAGGAATAACATCAAGTTTTTCGAAACCAAGTGATGCAGGTATTTCATCTTCTAGCAGCGGTTTTGGAGTACGAGATTTTATGGAATCAAATAGTCTCGTCGCGAAATTTGCATTTATTTTAATGGTGTTTATCGTGTTTTCTGTCGCAATTAAGCTTTCGATTGTAGGATTGTCTTATCTAATGCTTCCGAGTATGTCGCCTTATGTATTAGATGGAACTGCAAATACAGAAGATATGGCGATAAATGTATCACAGGACCCATCGAAACCGGACTCTATTTTTATTGCACGATCTATGAATGAAGATGGCGGTTTAGAATACACATGGTCGGCATGGTTTTATATTAACCAGGTTCCACTAAAAAAAGATAAATATTCAAGAATCTTTAGCAAAGGCGGAGAAGGAACAAAACATGCCGACGACGGGTTGTATTACCCAAATAATGCACCCGGTATGTATATTCGCTTTACAGATATTGTTACTGAAACCAATCCGGACCGTTCAGATAAGGGTGTAAATGTTTCTCTACTTGCGGTTGTAGATGTCAGTGGAAAAAGTGATAATACAGCCGACCAACGGCGAAATCTACACGAGAGGCTTATTGCCACAGATATACCCATCAAAAAATGGGTAAATGCGGTAATACGTGTTACGAATAACGTAATTGATTTATATATCAACGGACGTCTTACACAGCGCAGAAAGACTGCTGGTATCCCAATACAAAATTATGGAAAAGTGAATATTGGTGAGGATAAGGCGAGTGACCGTTTTAGTGGTTATATTTCTACTATACAGTATTTCAACTATTCGATTGGTTCAAACAAAATTAAGAGCATCGTGGATGAAGGCCCAAAGATGAAGATGGTTACTTCGAGTGGCGATACATCATCTACAAAGAATGTCGGTACATATCTATCAAATAATTGGTACATGCGGTAATATTTTTTTACGCTCACATATCAGCAATACTAGTAGTGTAAAAAAATATAATGCCTGGCGGACCACCTCAACCTACTTGGACGCCAAATTTGAAACAAGATACTCCAGATGGTGATGTTTATTTTGAGGAAGGCGGTGGTAGGTATAACGTTTATTCTTTGAATTATAAAACTACATTTACACTTATACCAGGAACATTTACTTATCCTAGCACACAACCCGGTGCTGGTTATCGTGATACGGATGTATCATCAATAGTTTTAAATCAACGAAATACACTTATCGGAGTTATTCCACTTATCAATATATCTTCGGATAACAATTATCCATCTAGTCCGATTACATTTTCATTTCCAACAAATAACCATGCTATATCGGTTATACGATTAGAGAAGGACTATTATGTTATTCCACAACCATCATCTGGTCCAGCAGCAAATACGCCAAATTCAAGTGGTTTATATAAACGTAACGAAGATGCAGCGAATATTCGACTTCCCTATCGAAACATGCTCATTATCAACGGTATTTATGATACCGCTGGCAAATATACATATGGGCAAAACTCGATATCATTTCGAATGGAAATAAAACAAGCAGAGACAACACCTGGCACTCTGACATCTTTTTCTGAAAAAGAAATTTTAGTTCCAATTACAATTACAAAAACAGATACCGATATCAGCCTTAATCGCTTTACAGGTATTGGACATACTAGAACAAATTCAATACCAGATGCAAGTGGAAATATTATATGTGAGTGGGTAAATGGACATATTGACTTAAGTTTTTCTCAATTTGCTACAACTACGCGTAGAAATATACAAACCGGTGAAATTGATTACAGTGATATTATTTATTATTTAAGCGTCGACCTTCCAAGAGCATTTACTAAAAGTAATGAATACATAGAAATAATTGGAAATCGTATTATATTCAAAAAGAACACAACTACACTGCAAAATGGAATTTCTATTCATTTTCTTCAAGAAGAGACCCCTATGTATAAACGGTCGTCCCAACTTATAGGAGATGCGCCGAATTTAACTACTATACGTCTTATTGTCAATAAATCAACACCTAAGTTCTCAAATCAAATTCCTAGTGAAAATAGTGACAATTTATCCATGATTTATAAATTACCCGACCTAAATAAAATGACATCAGAAGGTTCATTTGTTTTGACCCCTCCGTCATCAACAAATACTGATACTGATGCGAGTTTTGCATTTACGTTTAGTTCATCTAATGATAATCTATTAAAAATTCGTATATCAGGAACCGGTTATAATACTGTATATACGGCATTCATCTATGGGTCAGGTATTGCAACCATAACAGTGACACAAGCTGAGACAGCCAACTTCAACAAAAAAGTAGCAACTTTTGATGTAAATGTGTTTGAAATCACACCTGCAGTTATCAACTGTAATACCAATCTATTTTATACTAATCCATATAATCGCCAGTTTTGGACACGTTTCAAACCGGAATGCCGTTCGTCTGATTTTATTGATACAGTAAGTGGTATCAAACTAACACCGTCACAAGTCGATGAACTATATGACATGCGACGAAAAGCTGAAATTTTGAAATACAACAAAAATGTAGGCGGTCTAACAAAAAGTCAGAAATATGCAAAGGCGTCGCGAGGCGAACTAATGCGGCAAATTGGTAATTCGACGAAATATATAACCGATACGAATAGTCCATTTACATTAATTTGCCCCCCGACAACTGCAAATAATCGTATTTCGTGCGGTTTAACGTCGGCATGTGGTGTTCCAGGTCGCGAGCGTTTATTATGCTATGACCCATCAGTAAATTTATATAATTACAAACGCACATACCAATATGAAGCCGGTCTTCAACTTACTTCGAATATACCAACCACTATTTTAACTGAACCCACAAATTTGCGTATCAGTGAATACGATAATGTGAATAAACTCGTTAGACTTACATGGGATGCGCCTAATTCAAATGGCGGATTTCCAATTACGGGGTATGTCATTACCTTTTCAGTAGATAATAAAAAATGGGTTCCGTATGAAAGCGTTTTTCCCTACAAACCACCTCCTGGAAGTGACGCATCATATAATCCTGTTTCTGGAGAAATCAACGGAAATTCAGTTATATTTCGACAAAAACCTCCATCTATAATAATTCTTGATAACACAGTTTATTATATATCTGTATTTTCTGGAAATGCCCGTGGATTATCGAGTATTCCTGCGACAATAACCCTTAAAACATCATCTGTTCCATCAATTATCAATGATTTCCGGTTTTCAAATATGCAGGATGAGCGTCAAAATATGATGATTGATTTGACGTGGAGCGAACCATTAAACACAGGAAGTCAAAGTGGAGGTGCAAGTAGTAGTAGTGCCAGTTTCGTTAGTTTATCCGGTACTATTTCGTCATATAATGGGCCATCTGTTGGAACATATGATTTATATTATCGAAAAGTTCCAAGTACAACTTGGATAAAAGAAACGCTTAGTAGTACAAGCATAATTATCCCGTCAGGTGGAGGCCAAACGCGCAGGTACGTTTTGCGTAATTTAATGAATGAAAGTAAATATCAACTAAAAATAGTACCGGTCAATAGTGTCGGTATCGGACCTGAATCCGCAATTATAACCGCGCGTACTCTTATGAAACCTGGGGCACCAACTAATGTAATTATGACGTCAAAATATGGTTTATTAGAACCATTATGGACAGATGTTTCACGAAATTATATTAATATTACGTGGAACAAACCAGATACAGGTGGTAGTAATATTAAGTATTATAATATTACGTTTTATCCGCCATTATCTATACAGAATGGTGCTAGTATTACATATACGTACGATTTATCTTCGAATGATAGTAAAGTTTCATATAGTGCGATTTATAGTACCATAAATAATATTATGTTATTGGATGGCTCGTATTCCGCGGTCATCCAGGCAAATAACGGATACTTGTTCAGTAACGAAAGTACTCGCGCATATGTAAATATAAATACATTAACTGCAAACGCACTTATACGTTCGATTGACAGTTATTACAGTATATCCGGTATATCGTATGCAGACCTGACATTTTCAATTACAACATGGCAGCAGGATAATGTAATATCATATGTTAGATTGAATGGTTTAAATAATGTATATCTGACGTATTTAAATAGCGATAATCAAACTATAAGAGGAGCCGGAGAACATAAAATACGTATTCCTGCATTTTCATCAGGAATTGAAATTATAATTCCTGGAACACAATATATAGTTACTATAACAATTGTTTATAGTAACAGAGAAGAACAGACCAGCGAACGATTTACATATATACCCGAAATCAAGTATTTGACGTTATAATACTTATTCTCTCAATGTAGGGTCTATGCATATTTCTTCTCGAGAATAAACCTCTCCTGACATGCATTTATCACTAGCTTCAACTTTGACGCAGCTTCGAAATCCTCGGTCCTCGCCAATATAACAATATCCACCTTTTCCTGTTTGATGTTTTTGCGTCACACTCGTGCTATCGTCGGCTCGTGGAGCACGACCACTGTAACTTCGGTCCGCTTTATCTAAAAACGTATATTTAGTTTCCTCGTTTATGAAACCTGGTTTTTTATCACTGCTGTTTGTCATCGAAGGTGGAACCGGAGGACGATGTGTTGGCGATGCGCTTCCTGATATTGGACCCTTCTTACGATGTTTCACAGATGATGATGTATGCCCACCACCGTTATCGTCACTATCTTCATTATCGTCGCTATCGCTATCACTGTCATCATTAGTGACAGTTGTTGGGTCCATCGGTTTATTCGTAATACGAGAAATCAACTCGCGACCTTTATTTTCCAATGACTTGAAAAATGCATTCATCTTATCGCCAAACTCTCCCATTCCTAAATGAAAATCACCGTTCGTTGATAAACTACCCCACATAAACCATACGATTATAACAATAAGAATAAACTTAATTAATGTTGTAAATGAGAAAAATCCGTCTGACCCACCATCCCCATCAATATCGCCGATACTACTACGGTCTGTTACATCGAGAGATACCTCCGGCATTTTTACTTCTTTGAATGTTTCTCGCGCCTTGTCCTTTATATCAGAGAATATATTCGATTTACTATCAATCGATTTTTTGATATTTGATATTATACCTGCTTTCTGCATCTTAGATGCCGATGATAACCCACTATTTACGCTTTCATTATTTGTAGGTCCAATAATATTCGTAAATTTAAAAGTTGGAAGTGACATCCACGTATTCTAGCTATATGATATAAGTCTATATACTGTATATCTAGAGTATTATTATTCATATGGATTATATTTTTTTGGTACGACGACGAGGTTCTGTGTAGTAGAATTTTCTCCCGGTTCATCGTCTTTTTTACGAACAACCGTATTCATCGAGTTCAATGCTTCAAGACGTTTAATGGTTCGTTCTAAATCGCCATTTTTATCACCGGAATAACCTGCCGATGAAAAGAGATAATCCGTGTCCGGGCTAATCTCGTGTTGTTTTATCTGTTTATAAATCGCGTTAATATTTCCAACAGCGGTTTCGATAACAAGACGGTCATTTATCATTTCTATTTTACTATCATATTCCGTTGTTAAAAGTGATATCGCAAAATATATGAGATAACGACGCTTCTTGCGAACTCCAGGTGTGAAACGAATACAATATAACCGTAATAAACTATTTACAATTTTTTGAGTGAGCAGCGAATGTTCTTCTTGGTCATTGCTTCGTGCAATAATCATATCCCATATCATCCATATCGGGTCAAACTGGAGTTTATCATCTACTGGAATATGTGACCTACGTTCGCACCGACATGTTTCTTTCTTCGCTTTACAAATGGTTTCAAACTCGACAATCCATTCTACCCAGTAACACGCCAATAGCGTGTTTTTAGACTCTCGAGAGATGTGATATGCAAACTCATTCATTGCAATAAAAATCTCTTTCGGGTCTCTCTCTCTAAAAAATTCCTGCGCATAATCTACGCGCGGTGCTTTCAGACGTTGTGACATGGTAGCAATATCATACTCTTCCTTCTTCTTAATTTTAACACTCTCGTATTTATGTTGTCTTTTCGAATTTGATAGAACGCAAACCATTTCCGCAAATAATGTTCGCATCTTTGGATGGTTTCGTAGTCGGAGTTCATTTCCGGCATATCCGTTTGATATGATTGATTTGAAACTCTCGTATCGCATTTCAATATAAAGCGGCAATTTAGGGTTCGCTAAATGAATATATTTACTTGCAAATGTAATAATAATATCCCATAATTCAAGATAATGCCCAGAACATACGAGTTCTGCACTCCAATAACACGCGGGCTCTATTTTAGAACTTGATAGACTATTCAGCAGTTCTTTACGTACATCTGTCTTTTTATATGCGGAAAAGGTTATTCCACGGAATTCTGTATCGCTTCGAATATCATTTATTTCATTTGGGTCAGTCATTGTGGTTTCAAATTACACGCACACAATATATTATTATGTCTTCCGGTTTTTTTTGCATGAGAATAACGATAATAATATTTTATGATGACATACTAGTAATAGTATGTCATCATTATACAAATCTTTTTCTGCATATATTCACTCCCTAACGCGATGGGAGATACTTACTTTTCTCCTCATTTTATTAATGATGTTCTGTTTTATTAAGCGTGATTTGTCAATCCATGCCGAAGGATTTGAACAGAGAGATAAGTATAAAGTATATGAAAATGATACGATTTATGATAGTTTTTACGCCGACATTTATGATGAGCTCTTTATTCAGCCGAATAAGATAGATGCTGAAGTTGATGAAATTATTCATATCACGGGCGCTTTGAATGGTTCAGATAACGATAAAAAGAACTTCAAAATTTGCGACCTCGGATGCGGACGTGGTCATCATGTGCATGAACTGAAAAAGAAGGGTGTTGTAAATGTTATTGGCTGCGATAAATCAGACCCCATGCTTCAGAATGCGAGAGATATGTATCCATCATGCAAATTCATAAATGGCGATTTTATGAAACCAATGTTATTTAGTGAAGAAGAATTCAACGTACTCACGTGTTTTTACTTTACCGTCTATTATGCAAAAGACAAACGTGCATTCTTTCATAATTGTTATCAGTGGTTGAAGCCAGAAGGATATCTTATTTTACATTTAGTGGACCGCAATCATTTTGACCCTATAGTTCCCGGTGGAAAACCGTTGTTTATTGTAAATCCGCAAACATATGCAAAGGAACGTATTACAAATTCTCTGGTAAAATTTCGTAGCTTTCAATACAAATCCGACTTTACATCACCTCCTCCTTCAAAGAAAATTAGCGGCACCACTGGAACAAAAAATACCGGTGAGAAAAATATCGGGAAGTTCGTCGAAAAAATTACAGATGATAAAACTGGAAAGGTTCGAGAAAATATTCACACCTATTATATGCCGACAAATCGAGAGATGCTAGAAATCGCGAAAGAAGTCGGTTTTACAGTAACCGGCCAGGTGGATTTGGTTCATGTACTAAACGAGTATCAGTATTTGTACATATTGAAAAAAGTTGCATAGACACGTGCTCAATACGTGCGTAAGCTAATTTGCACAATTATATATTTATATTATAATGAATGAATGAATATAAGCCGCTATCATTGTCGTCACTCAATCTAAGCTCAAGTGCGACCGCGAGTACGTCAATTACGACATATTTATCTCCATTCCTTTTTCATTATATTATATTGTTTATAATCGTATTGTTTATCGTGTGTGTTTGTGTATTAAAATTTAAATACTTATATTGGTATAGCCAACCATTAACGTTTCGTTTTACGTTTCGTCGGTTCGGAGGAGGAGGAGAAGGCAAGTATCGAACAAATGTAATGAACTCATTATCTCTCGCCGACCGTTGTTACAATGCAGTAGTCTATTCCTTTTTACATCATGTAAATCATACTAGCGTACGCGTATATCGAGGTACAGACGAAGACACACCATTTGATAAAATTGCTGGATTGTTGGAACGCGCCGACTCTGAGATTGTTATACCTGGACCGGGCCGTCGAGAGATGACGCTTCGTCTTATTCTCTCGCAAGATACATTTGGTCTCTCGGCATTTATTGGAGTTATGTATGATGTCCGATATTATACATCAGACACAATAAGGATAAAGGGAGTATCAATTATAACTCCACGTATAATGATTTCATTCGGGTCATCATCTACTGCAGTTGCGCATCGTTCTGTATCTATTTATATGTGCGAGTATCTTGTATGGGGGAAATACACGGTAAGCGAACGCGAGACTCTCGAACTTCTCGAAACAACTGAATATATTCAGAAGGCGCGAGAGATTGCAGGAGAACAAACATTATATCGTTACCGTGAAATTCCGTGGTTCGTTATTCCATTTACAACAGTGTATTCTTATACATTTTCAACAGAAGAGACAGAACTTCGAAAGGGGTCGAAAGGCGCACCTTTAAAATCCGGTCTGCCATCTCTTACAAATGGGACCACGGTGGTTCCTGTATCATCTGTGAATTTTGCCCTTTTTTATTCTTTTATAAACGAATGCACGAGAGATTTTCGCTGTATTATCCTTAATGAACTCACCCAATTACAATCTCTCGTGTCTCACGGCTTGTACCGCATCTATATGATGTTAGTTAATAATGTTAGAGTAGTTGCGGTCTATATATTTACACCGTCGATGATACATACAGACTTATTGACGTCGTTGGCATCGAGGTCTTCAAGTACGACTTCAACGTCTTCTAAAATAAATAAAAAGAAAACAAAAGGAAATCGCATTGATGATATTCATGATTACGTATCAAAGACATCTACTGCACTCGTTAAATATCTACCACCGGTCATTTCGCCAAAATATGACGCGTTCGGTAAAAGAGTAAAACCAACCGACACTACGTCAGTTTCAGAAAAAACATCCAGAAAATCAAATGAAGACGTTGTTTTACGACTGATTTCATCGATACAACACAAAACATTATGCGATAATAATGACTTTATAAAAGGGTTTCAATTCGCCACGACACATCTAACATCTTTATCTAGGTCAAGAAATTGCGTGATGATTGATACATTGGCGCACAACTATCGATTAATTGACGGGTTATTAGCAACAAATACACCAGTCGTTCATTCTTGGAAATTGTCATCACAGGATAAATGGTATTACATTCTATATAATGCCATTATACATCAAGAGACCTTGTGTAAGGATATTTTAATTGTATGATTTATCTACGGTAATATTGCGTGGTTGCTCGACGATTGAAACCACTTCCGCCAAACATACCTCCGCTACCTTTACTTATGCCACTAGATGCTGCATGCGTAAATGTATCGATAACAAATATAATGAAAACGCCTAAAAAACAATACAAAACAAGTTCTTCAATAACATGACCCGTTTTTTCGTCCTTCTTTTCTTCCAGCATATGAATGATATAGTTCAACTTTTCGATTAACGCAGCATTCGTACCAGAGATATTGTTATTGCTGCTTCCGCCTGCAAGTTGAGTTGCAAGTGATTCCGCATAAGGAACAAATTGCTCGTAATATCGTGATGCATATGTACCCGAGGACGACGAGTTTGTGCTAAATGGCAACGTTGGTGCGGCAGTAGTGTCCTTCTTCGGAGCACCAGCAATTCCAGTTAATTTTTCAAAATATGGACTTACGCCGACACCTACTCCTGCACCCGATGATGCGGAATCCATACCTTCCATTAAAGTCGTTGAATAAGAAGATGACGGATTTAGGGAATTCATTTGCGTTGTTTTTCGAACTACTTGAGGCGGCGATGTTTTGCTAGATACTGTTTCAGCACCTCGAATAATTCCAGATTGCGATACATTCGTTGAATAAACACCCATTCCTTGTGCAGGATAAGATGGAAGAAGAGAAGATGCGTCTTCACTATCTTCTTCGCTATCTTCCCCTCCTTTACGATGAATATTTTCGATATAGTCTTTGATTTGTTTTATCTTTTTACCAGCAGCAGATGCTGCTTCATTTGAGTGTTGATTAATTGTTTGTAATGACATTGTATCTTGATTTCTTGGTATCTTTAGGGTTCGATTTTTCAGGCCGCCGCCGCCACCACCATTTCGGCGAATATTGTTTTTGGGTTCGTTATTGTTGTTATTACTTTCGGTATATTCCGAAAAACCTAAAGATGTCATGTTCTCTTATAAAAAAATGAGATTTTAATTCGTGAAGATTGTTTTAGTTATATACGAAAAATATATTTGTTATGTATATAAGACGAAAATGGTGAAATTAAACA